TGGTGTGTATGCAACTAACGTAACACGGTTTGAGGTGTTAATTGAATATTATGTTGGTGGTGCATTTGATGATGAAACAAAAGAAATTGAATTTGACTTGTTAAGTTTAATTGCTGATTTTGAAATGGAAACGGAAACATTACCAAACCCAAATTATGAGGCACGGGATATGTATCAACCAAATATGGTGGACATTGATTTTAACGATAAAAAAATAACAGTTTATTTTTAACATTATGAATGGACAAGACGAATTTCTTTTTACAAGTGGTGCATCAAGTTGTTGCGGTGCACCGGTTTACGATGATTATATGATTTGCAGTAGTTGCAAAGAGCACACAAGTTATTATGAAGATGAAGAACCGGAAACGGTTGGCACATATAATAAAAAGCCAAAAACAAAATTATTTAAAATAAGGTTAAACCAATTAAAAAAATTTAAAAAATGACAAAAGAAACAATAAGTGCCCGTGATGAAATGTTACATATAATGCGTTGCATTTGGGGATCAAGGACTAAAGACAAATTAGACAGTTGCCAAAATATGATTAACAACTACATTAATAAACACGGTGATACTAATATTGGTGTTACATTGTTAGATATTGAAATGGCAAGACAAACACGTTTAAACGGTTTATTTAAAAATATGGGGTTAGTGCAAGACCAATTACAGAAGGATAACGAGAACAAGCGGAAAAAGGTTGAGCAAAAGAAATTAAACTAATTTCGTAAACGGAATAAAAAACAAACGTATTTTTGCAATTACTACAATGCGGGTTTTGTTTGTTTTACCCCGTGTTGGTTTTTTTGGTTGAGCGGGAGCGTGGTTGCTCCCGTTCTTTTTTTAAAACAATTATTATGGACAAAAATAAAAATTTAATACCAAATTTTGATAAATACGAAAGTTTGGATAAATATATTGAGGCGGATAAAAAGGATTTGGATCTAACGGCCAATGAAAAGTTTGATAAAGTAATAACAATAAAGGTTAGTGCGGAAACAAAAGAAATGTGGGAACAGTTATGTGATAATTGGGGTGAGGTATTAGGTTACGACAATAAAGCAAAAGTGTTTGAGTTTGCAATGGTTGAATGTTTAAACGTGCCAATTGCAAGTTTAGGTGGTTACAACCACGAGGGTTATGATATGGACAATTAAAATTATTGTTACTAAATAAAAGATTATTTAATTTATTTAATTACTTTTGTATTAAACAAAATGTTACAAAATGGCACACACTAAAAAAAAGGAACAGAAACGCACCGTTGTTACTAAAGATGTTTTATTAAAACATTTAGAGCAAAATATTGGCAATGTAACGTTGGCGTGTAACTTTGCACAATGTAGCCGGAGCACGTTTTACCGTTATTACAATAATGACGTTGAGTTTAAACAAAGGGTTGATGAAATACAAGAGTTGGCAATTGATATATGTGAGGCGGAATTGTGGAAACTAATTAAAGATGGAAACGCAACTGCAATATTATTTTATTTAAAAACTAAAGGCAAAACACGTGGTTATGTAGAGCGACAGGAATTAACCGGTATGGACGGCAAACCTATTAATTGGAGTGAAACCAAAACATACGTGGAAAATGATTCTATCAATAAAACAGACAACGGCAATTGATTATTTACAAGACCAAAACACTAACGTAATTTTATACGGTGGTGGTGCGGGTGGTGGTAAATCGTTATTGGGTTGTTATTGGGTTTTAAAACAATGTTTAAAGTATCCAAACACACGTTATGTTATTGGCCGGTCACGTTTAAAAAACTTAAAAGAAACCACATTAAAAAGTTTCTTTGAGGTATGCAGTATGCAAGGTTTAAATGCCAATGTTGATTTTGTATATAACGAAACCAAAAGTGTTATTACATTAACACACACCAAATCGGAAATACTATTAAAAGATTTATTTCATTATCCAAGCGATCCAAATTTTGATAGTTTGGGCTCAATGGAAATAACCGGTGCATTTATTGATGAGGCAACGGAAATAACACCAATGGCATATAACGTAATACAAAGCCGTATGCGTTATAAATTAGACAAACACGGGTTAATACCTAAATTGTTAATGACGTGCAATCCGAGCAAGGGTTGGATATATACAAGTTTTTACAAACCTTATGTAAAAAGCGAGTTACCAAATAACCATAAGTTTATACGTTCGTTAGTTACCGACAACCCCAACATTTCCAAACATTATATTGAACAGTTAAAACGGTTGGACGTATTAAACCAAAAACGTTTATTGTTTGGTGATTGGGAATATAGCGATGATGATACGCAGTTGTTTACAATAGACGGTTTAATGAATATGTTTACCAATGATTATATTACGGGCAACGGTGTTAAGTATATAAGTGTTGATGTGGCACGTTATGGCCGTGATAAATCTGTAATATGTATTTGGGATAATTGGCATTGCATTGATATTATTGTTATTGATAAAAACGCAATTGATGAATTAGCCAACAAGGTTTTAGAACTTGCAAAGCAACACAACGTGCAACGTAGTAACATTGTTGCGGATAGTGATGGCGTGGGTGGTGGGTTTGTTGATTTAATTAAAGGGTGCAAATCATTTGTTAATGGATCAAAAGCATTAAACAATGAAAATTACAAAAACTTAAAAACACAATGTTATTACAAGTTTGCCCAAATGGTAAACAACGGCCAAGTGCGTATAAGTAACCAAAGTAAAAAAGATCAAATAATAACAGAGTTTGAAATGGTTAAGCAACACGACATTGATAAAGACAATAAATTATCAATTACACCCAAAGACAAGGTAAAACAATTGTTAGGGCGATCACCGGATATTGCTGATGCATTAATTATGCGTGTGTTTTATGAAATTAACAAAAGCCGTATTGTTTATTTTGGATAACTTTTTATTGCGACAGTATAATAAAACAAATTTTTATTTTTGCAAAATATGGAACTTAAATCAATAAATAAAAAACACCAAGTAATATTGGAATTGTTTGTCAAGGAAATTGAGGGGTTTATTTACCGTATTACGGAAGACCAAAAGTTTGGTGCATATAATAACTTTCAACCGGTTATTAGTAATGCCAAACAACTGCATAACAATATTGGTAAACAAATTGATAATATGAATATTGATGAAAGCGAGTGGGCGTATATGTTTCCAAATTACTTATTGTTTGCCGGTATAGGTTTTGCAAGTGCAATTAAAACAAAAGAAAACGAGGATTTAATAAATGATGAAACTGAAGATTTATTTATATTAATAAGCGAAACAATTTGTGAGTTGGAGGAAATGATTAACGAACACAAGTTTATTAAAAACAAAAAAGACGCATTACTAAAAAACATTATAAAACAAACAAAAGATGATTAATTTAAAAGTTGGTAAACACAATGTTAAGTTGCCCGAGTGTTGGAGTGAAATTACATTAAAAGAATATTCAAAAATATATTCATCAATAAAAACAAATCAGTTTATTGAGCCAACTGAAGAAGATGCACCACTAACAAAAGAGGAACAAACAACGTTAGATAACCAAAGGTTATTGCATAACGTTAAATTAAATCGTAAAGTATTTTCCGAGTTTAGTGGTATTAGTGAGGAAGTGTTAAACAACACAAATAGTAAACAAGTTGAAAAGGTTTTAGAATTAATGAACAAATTTTTAAACCAAAGCGTGGACTCAATTAGTAAAAATGAAGTAAACAATAAATTTAAACTAAAAGGCAAGACATATTATTACCCGCAAATGTATATGCAAAACTCAACGTTTGGTGATTTTATTGAAACGGCACAATTAGACATATTAGCCGAGCAACAAAAAACAAGTAGGTTTGATCACATAGCGGAACAAATGGCAATATTATGTAGAGAAAAAGATGAAGTTTATAATGAAGAATTAGTAAAAAAGAAAAAAAGGTTGTTTGGTGAGTTAAGTATGGAAACGGTGTGGGGTTTTGTTTTTTTTTTGACGAAACAAATAAACACCTACACACCACATATCCGAATGTATTCAAAAGCGGTGCAAGAAACGGCAATAGACACGCAACCGAAAATTGGGAAATTATGAAACCTTATGGGTGGTTGAATACATTATACAACGTTGCACAAACGGGTTTGTTTACACAAGCACCGCACAATGCAATTGATAGTGTAAGGCACGAAAACTTGTATGTTGTGTTTACATATTTAAGTTATAGTAGTGCAAAAAATGAATATGAAAATGCAGTAAGGGAAGGAATGGAAAAAGAGGCAAAAGCAAAAGCAAACGCAAAACGTAAATAATTATGAGTAATATAACAACAACAACGGAAATAGTTAGTGCAATGGAAAGTGCGTGGAATGGACAAACCGCACCAGATTTTGGAACTTTCCATTTTGGCACACCGCAAGAGGTGGACAACATACATAACAAGGCGTTGCCAATGATGATGGTTTACATACCGGATACAAGGTTTGAAACAAAAGATATACAATCATCACAATGGTTAGCAAAAACCAATTGGACGGTTGTTATTTACAACAACTTGCCTTCAACATACAATGTTACAGATGACCAAGCCATATTGGGTTTATGGGATACAATGGAAAACCTTTTGTTGTTGTGGTATTCAAGCGTGTGTAATACATTTGAAAATAACGGGCAAATATTAAACCAAACCGCACCGTTAAATGTTACAAGGTTAAAGGAGGCATCAAACGATCGGTTGTTAGGTTTAAAGGCCACATTTGGATTAGATTTTTATCGTGGTTGTTTAATATTAAGGTAATATGTTAATTGATGATTTAAAAAATATTGGCACAAACATAACCGTTTTATTAGGGACGGAATTGCTAAACTTAAATCGTAAAGCAACGGGAAACCTAATTAACAGTTTAGTGAGTAGCGTTATACCACAAGGCCAAGAAAGTTTCACATTAAAAATAATGGGTTTAAATTATTGGCGTGTGGTTGAGTATGGTGTCCCCGCACAAAACGTGCCGTATGATGCAAGTGTTAGAACAAATGCGGGAAATAGTGATTACATAAATGGTTTAATTAATTGGATCAAAGTAAAAGGGATTGCAAGTGATAACGATACAATACGTGGTATTGCCTTTGCCATTGCAACAAAACAAACCGCAACATCACGTGGTGGTTATGGTTTAGGCAACCCAATAGATAAAAATAAATTAGGTTTTGTCCGTAAAAGTTCACCGGCAATAAATGCCGAGTTAAGCAAAGTGAGCAAAGCATACGAAAAAGAAATAATAAGAATAATGGATAGTGGTTTACCAAATAACATTTCAATAACAATATAATTATGGCAATGACATTAACAATACAACCAAAGGCAAACCGATTATGTTCAACATTAATACCCATATCGTTTAATGTGTATGAAACAACATCAAACACAACAAACATTATTGCCAAGTGTTTTGTTCAAGACCAAACAACCGGTGTGGCAACGCAAGTTGGTGGCGAGTATAGGTGTGCACCAAGTTTGGCAAATGCTGATGTATTTAAGTTTGATGCGAGTGAAATATATAACACCGTTACCAAATACACTTTAATAGATTTTCCAAGCAATTTTGTTTTGGGTGAATTAAATACGGTATTAAGTAACACCGTTGTAAATTGGGAAGATGTGGCGGTGTTTAAATGTTATGTTTATTTTTACCGTGAATATTTAGACGCAACAACCGGCCTTATTGAAGTTGATCCATTGCCTAAACAATCCAATACATTTTACGTGCACGAGGGGTGTCCGGAACAAGCGTGGTTAGATAGTGCAGTATCATCAAACAGTATAGATGGCTCAACGTTTTTTTACTTTAACTTAAATTGGTCATCAAGCGGTGCACAATATAAAAGGTTTTTTACTAATTATCCAATTTCAGTTAGTGGCGGAAAGCCATTAAGTAAAGTGACAATAAAGCCAACGGAAAGTTATATGTTAATGTGTAGGCCTTTATCAACAACATATTGTGGTTATCGTGTATCCATTAAAACGTTTGGTGCATCGGGCACATTAAACACACATTATTTAACATTAACCGAAACACGTAATGTTGTAACTTTTATGTGTGGTTTTAAAGACATTATTGACGGTTTAACCGCAAACGGAGCAGAGGGGACAGATTTTGAAAATGTATTAAGTTACCAAGTTGGCGTGGAGGCGGGAACAGTAACAACCGCACCGTGTGCATATACATTAAACTCAACGTTGTATAGTTTTACAGTCGATCGCAGTTGTAACGGTAAAGGTTATTTGCGTTTTGCATTTAAAAATATGTTGGGTGGATATGATATGGTTACAAGCGATGGCTCATACCGTAAAACAATTAAAAACGATATGTTAAGTTATACAAAGAGCACGGGTTACAATAATTGGAATAATGCAATGGATTATGGTGCGGTTAATTTTGCAAATGAAAGTGTTATTAAATATTCAGTTACAACACACCCAATGCGTAAAGAATATGCGGAACATTTTATTGAAATGTTAAGTTCAACCGATGTTTATTTAAGGCACAAAAACACCGCAAATAAAAAGGTTGTTGATAGTGATTTGGCCGTTGCAATACTTGAGCAACCAAATTGGTTTAAACCTATAAAAATAAATCAAGCAACAACCGAAATAGTTAAAACAACCGAAAATGTTTACCGAGTTAAATTTAATTTTGAGCAAAGTATTAACCAACGAACACCAAGATTATAATGAGCCAATATACACCAAATATAGAGTTTATAATTGTAGATAGCACAACGGCCGGTGTTACCGGTTATCTTGAAATTGAAGATATTACCAACTTTCCATTGGCCTTAACATATAGCATTAAGGACGTGCAAGACCCGCAAAGTTCAAAAGGTAGTTTCTCCAAAACTTTTAAATTACCCGCAACCGAGCATAATAACGCAATATTAAAAAACCTTTACTCGGATAGTTTATACGAAACATTTCAATATGTAGAAGACCAAGATGTGCAAATATTTGTTGACGGTATGTTGGTTTTGCAAGGTAAATTTCAAGTTAAAGGAACAGAATATAAAGGCATTCCACAATATTATGAGGCCAATGTATATGGTGCAAATTACAAGTGGGTAAATGCGTTGAGTGAATTAAATTTATGTGATATTGATTTTAGTGCGGGAAACTTTTTTCCGGACGCACCATTACTTGCAAACTTTGGCCGTGATGCAATTATGGATACGTGGCAATTTGGCATTGCGGGTGAAACAATAGGTGGTGCACAAACACACATAGTTTATCCGTTAGTAAATACGGGACAATGGAACAATAACAATTTTGGTGATGCCTTTGTTGCACCAAGTGATATGATGCCGTCGTTTTATTTTTATAATATGTTAAAGTGTATTTTTGGTGCACAAGGTTACACACTTAACTCAAATTTTTTTGAAACAGATTGGTTTAAACGTTTAGTTAGTTTATTACCAAAAGAAAAGTTTCAAAATAGCGATGCAGTTATTGAGCAATATTCTTTTGAGTATGAAGGCACACAACCAACGGATTGGAAAACACCATTAAATTATTACTCGGCAAGTGGCACACCAACTTCGGGTAACAACTTTGATGGCGGTTTAATGTATAGTGGTGTTGTTTGCCCAACGTGCGACCCAAGTGGTTTAATTACATCACAATTTTTAACACCAAAATTTGATCCGGCATCACCAATATCGTGGTTTGCATTACCAACAACAAATGAAAAAACGGTTGCCGGTTGGTGGTGGGGTGCATATTATGATTATCGTGTGCCGTATTTTTTACCAAACCCGTGTGGTAGTGGAAACCAAATTATTGGTTGGGATTGGGATTGTATTAATTTAAACCCAAACACATCACCTCCTCCGTTTCCGATCCAAAACGGTTACCAAATAAACACCGATACTTTTCAAACTGATTTTTTAGGGCGTTACATTTTTAATGGCTCATTAAATGTTGAAATGGATAACCAATATATTTTAAGTAACCCCGTTTCCGCAGTTGATCCCGCACCCCTTTGGATTTGGCCAAACGGAACGGCCGATGGTGGTGTTGGCATAACACCTTGTTACGGTTGCCAAACGGCCGATGGAATAACCGAGTGTGAGTGGAATGGTTGCACGTATGTTGCAAACGCATATTTAGTGCATTACAAAAAATCAACCGACCGTTGGCATTTAATACACGTTGATAGTGATAGGAAATACGACCCAACAAACCAACCATTATTTTATGCGGGTTTTTACTGTAACTCTTATCCATTACCGGCATCGCCAAACCTTGAGTTTGATTTAAATTGGTCGGGTGTGCAAATTGATATTTTAGATGAAGATGATAAAGTTTTTGTTTATACTGAGGTTACAATGGAACGTTGGCACAATGAAGATACGGGGTTTAGTTTTAGCCAAAAAGTTATGTCAATGTGTCAAGCAAAATACCGTATTACAAAAAGTGAATTTAATGGTAGTTTATCACCGGATATAATTGAAGGTGGTTCGGTTAATTTGGCAAGTTTATTACCGTGTGATATGACGCAATTAGAGTGGATAAATGGTTTAACCGGTTTATTTAATTTGTTTTGGCAAAGTGATGAACAAAGTAAAGTGGTAACAGTTGAGCCCCGTGATAATTTTATATTACCCGCAACACAAGCAATTGATTGGACGGATAAACTTGACAAAGGCCAAACAGAAAAGAACACATTCGTTTATGATGCGTTGCAACGTAACTTATGTTTTACATACACCAATGACGGTGCGGACGGTTTTGTTGAGGAAAGAAACCGTAGGCGTGGGCAAGTGTGCGAATTAGGTTCACACGCAATGAATTTAGGGGAGTTATATAACAACGAAGACCAACAAATTGGATCAGATTTTTACGCACCAACTTATATGATGTATGATAAAACAATATCAACAAACAATGGTGCATACAAACAACCGTGGATCCCCGTTATACACGGTGAATACAACCCAATATGGAATAACACCGTAAACGTAAACCAACCCGAAAAGGTTATTGACTTTGCACCACGTATATTGGTTTGGTATGGTTACCAACCTTTAAACCAAAACGATGGCTCAACAAATGCCAACACGTGGAAATGGGGTTTTGATAACAACACATCACCTTATCAGGAATTAACACGTTACCCGTTTGCGGGAACGTTTGCAGACCAAGACGGTAATTTAGGTGGCTCACTACAAATTGGTGCGGTTACTTTTGACAATCCTTCTTTATATTTTGAAAACTCTGCAATTAATGCAACGGGTGGTGCACCGCCTTATGATATGTCAAACGGTTTATATGAAATGTTTTGGGAATATAACATTTTAACAATATTAGAACGGCCACGTATAAAAACCGTGTTTATGAAATTAACACCGGTTGATATTGCGAGTTTAGATTTTAGAAAATTAATATATATTGAAAGTGCACAATCGGGAACATATTGGATAATAAATAAAATAATTGATTATAAAGTAGGTAAAAACAATTTAACGCAAGTTGAGTTATTTCAATATGCAAACGCAAGGCCGTTAAAAACTAAATTTCCTACAATTGGTGTTGGGTTTGGTGGCAATGTAACTCCATTTGATAGTGATTACGTTCACGTGTTAGTGCAAGACGGTAAAATAACAAACAACCATATTAATACAACGTTAGGTATTTACACGGGCAAGGGCAATGCAGTTTTGGAAACCGGTATTAATACACCAACAATAAAAGGTAGTGCCAAAAATTATAAAACGGCAACAAATACAAATTATTTTGATGACGGCACACAAGCACCCGTAAATGCAAAGTTTAACCAAAGTGCAAACATTGGTAATAACAAAAATTTTAATATTGGTGTAACAACAATTGGTGAAAACATAACGGGTAATAAAAGTGGCAATATTATTATTGGTGGACAAAACAACCCAAAAAACAATCAGGAAATACAATTAACAAGTGGCAATAGAACGGCCGTTGGTATTAATAACGGAATGTTTTTAGAGGGTGGCGGTGGCGTTGTGTATTATGAAGATGCAACAACCGGACGTATTGAGGAAGTTATTACCGGCATTGAAATATTTGATTTGGATAGAAGTGCACATAAAAAATACACATACGCAAGGGTGGTTAAACAAAATGAAAATATAATTTAGTTATGGCAACATTAGATACAATTTTAAACATAGAAGTTAAAGGCACGGATTCAATGGTTAAGTTGAAAACGGAAATTGAAACAACTGCGAAAAAATTAAAAGATTTACAAAAGGACGGCAAAAAAGCCGGTGAAACGCAAGAGCAATTCAACGCCAAAGTTGTAACGGCCGAAACTAAATTAAAGGGTTTACGTGGTGAGTATAATAAAAGTAAAACCGAGTTACTGAAAACCGCAAAAGCGGTTGGCGATGCGAGTAAAAGTTATGATTCATTGGTTAAACAAAACGCCAATTTATCACAACAACTGCGTAAATTACCCGACCCGTTAGGTAAAAACAAAGAAGAATTTAAAAAGTTATCCAGTCAAATAAATCAAAACACCGCAAGTTTAAAAAATATGGACGCCCAAATGGGTCGTAACCAAAGAAACGTTGGAAACTACGGTGCATCAATTACAAAAATGGTTAGCATTGTTGGTGGTGCAATATTAGCATTTCAAGCAATGAAACGTGCAATTGGTGTGTTTGTTGATTTTGAGTTTCAAATAAAACAAGTTGGAATAATATCCGGTGCAACTGCGGAAGAAATGGAGTTGTTAGAACAACAAGCAAAGGATTTAGGATCAACAACTGCGTTTAGTGCGGGTGAGGTTGCCGGTTTTCAAAAGGAATTAGCAAAGTTAGGGTTTGACCCCACACAAATACAGAATATGACTGAAAGTGCGTTAGATCTTGCGTTTGCGTTTGATATTGATTTGGCAACTGCGGGTGAAAGTATTGGTGGTGTTTTAAAGTCGTTTAACCTTGATGCAAGTGAAAGCACACGTGTAACCGATGTTTTGGCAAAAGCATTTTCGGCAAGTGCGTTAGATATGGATAAATTTAACACCGCATTTCCAAAGGTTGGTGCAGTTGCAAACACGGTTGGTTTTGAGTTGGAGGGTGTTGTTGCCTTAATGGGTAATTTAGCAGATAAACAAATTGATGCAAGTGTAATTGGAACAAGTTTAAAAAACATAATGTTAAAGTTGGCCGATGATACAAGTGAATTATCAATTGCGTTAGGTGGCTCGGTAACAAGTGCCGACCAATTAATACCGGCATTACAAGAGTTGGAGGCAAGTGGTATTGATGTAACGGAAATGTTAGAACTAACCGACCAACGTTCTGTAACTGCGTTTGCAACATTATTAAATGGTGCGGACGATGTTGAAGTATTAAATAAAGAATTATTAAATGCAGAAGGCACGGCACGAAGTTTTGCCGATGCAATGCGTGATACTTTAAAAGGTAGTTTGGACGAGGCTAAAAGTAGTGCGGAAGGTTTTATGATCGAGTTAATTGATAGGTTAGAACCCGCAATAACATTGATTGTTGATACAATTAGTGCATTATTTAACGTGTTAAGTATAGCCGTAGAAAATTTCGGTAAAATAGCCATTGCCGTTGGAACATACGTTACCGTTACAACACTTGCAACCGCAAGACAAGTTGGTTTCACAACCGCATTAAATGCATCACGTATTGCTCAAGTTGCATACAGAGTGGCAACCGTAGGTGCAACCATTGCCACAAGGGCGTTTAATACCGCAATTAAAGCAAACCCAATTGGTTTATTGGTTAGTGGTTTGGCGTTGGGTATTGGGTTTTTAGCAGATTGGGCGTTTAGCTCAAGTGAAGCATCAGATGAAACAACAGATTTAAACGCAGAGTTGGAAAGTCAAGTTGAGGAATTAACTGAAATTGAAAAAATAAAGAAAAAGGCAAAAGAAGATCAAGCCAATGAAATATCCCGTTTAAAAGCATTAACAAAAGAAATACAAAACGGAAATAAAACTTTAGATGAAAGAAAAAATGCGTTGGAAGAATTTAACAAATTGGCCGGAACAAATTTAACTAATTTAACAGATGAGGCAAAATTAGCCAAAGACCTTGAGGTTGCATACGATAGTGCGGTTGATGCAATTAAAAGAAAAATAATTTTACAATCAACCGAGTCGCAAGTTACTGAGTTAATTAAACAACAATTGGCGTTAGAAGATGAATTAAATGAAAAAAAGGAAAAAGCCGAAAACTCACAACAACGATTAAACGATGCAACAGAACGTTATGATAAAATTAATCAAACACGTATTGATAACAATTTGCGTAGTAATGAACAATTAATTGAAGACAACCAAGTGTTAGGCGATGGCTCATTTGATATACTAACTAAAACCGAAAAGAGAAACCAACAAATGATTCAGAGTTATGAAGACCAAGCATCATTACAAAGTGATAATTTGGCTCTTAGCAATTTTATTAGCGAAAGCGTTGTTAATCAAAACCGTGAATGGAAAAACACCGCAATACAAACCGAAACAATTAAAACCAATTTAGAAGATGCCGTATTAGATGGCGATGACGCAATGTTTGGTATTAATATAAAGGGTATTGATGCCACTTCTTCTGCGGTTGTGCAAAGTGCATCAAATGTTAGACAAGCAACTGAAGACAATACAAATGCACAAAATTCATACAACTTTATTCAATTAAAAAATGATGCCATTACAACACAAATAAACGAGTTGTATAGTAAACAAGAAGTTTTATTATCAAAATTAAATGTTACAACAAAGAACAATAATAATAGTTTAAAAAGCCAAACAACGGCATACGGTTTATTGAAAGATAGTGTGCGTGATGCAACAAAAGCGTTACAAGATGAGGTGGTATTGGGCGAACAACGTGTTGCACAATTTTTATTATCAGAAGAAGCCAAAGAAATGTCAGTTGAAGAACGTAACGCACGTATTGCAGAAATTGAAAATGATACCGCCAATAAAATACAAACGGCAACCAATAAAGTTATTGTGGCAAAAAATGCGTTGTTAAAAGTTGATGAAAAAATAAATAAGGAAAACGATAAAATTGCAGAAGGCACAAACAAAAGGGCAAGGGATTTAGAAAAATCAATTGCAAAAACACGTGAACAAATTGATGCAGATAAAGACCAATTAAAATTATTTGTTAAACTTGAAGATGATTATAAATTATATGCGGAGGAAAGATTAAAATTAGCATTAAGAATTGCAAAAGCGGAATTAGATTTAGCATTAAAAACCGCACAAGCAAGTGATGACACAACTAAAGCAACTTTAGATAATATAAAAGGGTTAATTGAAGATGTTGAAGTATTGGAGGGTAAACTTGATGAATTTGGTAAAAAAGACGGTGATGATGAAAAAAGTGGTGGTTTTTTACAAGACGCATTGTGGGGGAGCGATCCCGAAACCGGTGAGCCATTTACCGGCCAAGATTTAGTCAATACAATAAACACCACGTTTAATGAAGTTAATGCGAGTTTAGATGCAATGAATCAATTGCAACAACAAAGGTTGCAAAGCCGTTTGGCAACAATGACAGATGCCAAGAAAAAAGAGGTGGAAGAATTTGAAAATAGTGCGGAGGCCGAAATGATGACGGAAGAAGAAAAGGCACAAAAAATTGAAGACATTGAAACAAAGCACGATGACGCAATGTTAAAATTAAAAATTGAGCAATTTAAAAAAGATCAAAATTTAGCCGTTGCTCAAGCGTTGATGTCAGGTGCACAAGCCGTAATGAATATTTTAGCGGGTGAGGCAAGTGGTAACGTTATTGCCGATGCAATTATTAAAGCAATATTAATTGCGGGGACAGTAGCAACAACCGGAATACAACTCGCAATGATAAAAGCACAAAAACCGCCAACGGCCGAGTTGGGTGGTATAATGGACAACAACTTTTTCAAACAAGGCGGTATGGTGCAAGGTCGATCACACGCACAAGGCGGAGAAAAATTTGCAGTTGGTGGCCGTGTGGTTGAATTGGAAGGCGGTGAGGCCGTTATTAATAAACGTTCAACGGCAATGTTTAAACCAATGTTATCACAAATGAATGTTGCCGGAGGTGGCCGTAAATTTGCCGATGGTGGGTTAGTGTTTAACACCGATGTATTGGAAAGTGATAACGCATTGGCGGAAGCAATAGCAACACAAAATGCAGACCAACAAGTAATATTAGTTGAGGCCGATGTTACACAAAGCCAAAAAACGGTTAGGAATATTGAAAGTAGAATAACATTTTAAATTTTAAATTATGTTTACAGTTAGTAAAGAAATTAAAAAAAAGCGGTTAGCAATATGCCGTAAATGTGACAAACGTTCAAATAAATTTTTATGGTTATTTAATTATGATAGTTGTAGCGTTTGCAAATGCTTATTAAATGCCAAAACAAGTGTAACGGCAGAATTTGATGGCAAATGTCCGTTGGGTAAGTGGTAAAATTAACATACATTTGTTAAAAATAATTTGTATATTATGACGTTACCAATAGCGAAAAAAAGTATTATTGATAAAATGGCTGATAAAAAAACAGAAATTGCAAATACAATAAGCGGGGAGGATAAAGAAGAAATACAACGTTTGATGTTATTGTTTAAAAAACATCGGGACGCACGTGGGCGTTGGAAAGTGCCACAAAAAACGGGATTAGAATTGTTTGCATATTTTAAAAAATACGTTGATCCAAAAGCATCACCAAATTTATTTGGTTGTGGTGGTTGTGCACAAAAAATGGTAACGTATATGGCCGACATAAATAAAATATGGCAAAACCAAACAACATAAATTACGTTATTGATTTCATTGACATAATGTGGAGTGAAGTGGAAACACGTTTTGGCGAGTTTGCAACACCAAAAGACGTTGTTTATCATTTAGTGGAAAAGGGTTTATGTGAGCCAACACGTGTGCGTAACTATTTAATTATTTATGATTTTGATGTTTTGTTAAGGAAAAACGAAGGCCACGTCACACATACGTTTATGGACTTATCTATTAAATACAATTTAAGCGATAGACAAATACAAGGCATTGTCTATAAATACCGACCAAAGTTTTCACGCACACAAAATATTGTTGGCGAGTATAAACTTAAATTAAAAAACCAAAAGCGAAACAAAAAAGCCAAAATCTAATTTCCATTTATTTCGTAAACAATTTTTTTATTGTTTTTATTTTTGCGAATATGAATTGGTATGACATACAAAATAACGCCAAGAGCGAAACCGCAGATATTTTTATTTATAGCGAGGTGGGTGGTTATGATACCAACGCAAAAAATTTCATTGAAGATTTACAAGATTTAAAAAACAAAAATATTAACGTTCACATTAATAGTTTGGGCGGTAGTGTTTTTGATGGTTTAGCAATTTACAATGCGTTAAAAAACCACACCAAAACAGTTACAACAAAAGTTGAGGGGATATGTGCATCAATTGCAAGTGTTATTGCAATGGCGGGTGATAAAATAGAAATGGCGGAAAATTCATTATTTATGATCCATAACCCATTTGCACAAACCGGTGGTGATGCTAACGAGTTGCGTAAAACTGCAAACATACTTGATAAAATAAGGAATGAAATTGCGGAAATATATGCAAGTAAAAGTAAACACGATGCAAACCATTACATAAGTTTAATGGACGTTGAATCGTGGTTTAATTCAAAAGAAACATTGGAGTTGGGTTTAATTAATGGCATTACTGAGCCGTTAAAAATTGAAAACAATTATGATGTTTCAATGTTTAACAATATTACAAGCGATAAAATTAATTTAGTAATCAATAATCAAAACACAAAAGTTATGGCGGAAAATACTGCAAAAGAAGTTGTTGAAAATAAAGACAACGCACCAACAAACGACGCAACGTTAATTGGTAAAATTAAATCAATGTTAGGTGTAACACCTACAAATGAACACGAAGAAGGGCACGAGGAAAGTTTAGCCGAAGAAACAGATTGGGCAAAAACTTATGAAGAATTAAAAGACCAAGTGAAAAACCTTGAGGACGCAGTTCATAAAATTGAAGAAGCAATTGGCCTTAAAGATGCGGAAATTGAAAACGCACAAAAGGAAATTGAAAATAAAAATATTGAATTAGAGAACAAGTCAAACGAAATTGCAAAACTAAAAGCGGTTAAAACTGATGTTAAAGCAGATGCAGACCCAACGTTAGGTGAGGCAACGGTTGATCCTAATATGGCGTTTTTTAATGCAATGGTTAAGGCAATAAAAAGAAGTAAATAATTAATAATAATAAAAAAGTAAAGTTATGGCAAATGTAGCATTAGACAATATCTCGGCAACGTATAGCGGTGCACAATTTAGCGAGTTATTTTTAGAGCCGATTTTTAGAGATTCGGATCTATTTCAATTTAGGGTAATACCTAACGTAAAACACAAAATGAACCTTTATACTGCGGATTCATTATCTTGTATTGTAAAAAAATACACGGGTTGTAATGACGCAGAAAGTGGTGATTTTAATGTAAATGATAAAGTAATTGAGGCGGGAAGAATGCGTGTAGCGGTTTCCCAATGTCAAAAGGAATTTTTTGGAACTTATATTGAAGAAAGTTTTAAAAATGGTATTAATGTTTTCAACCTTGAAGGCACACAATTAATGGACACAGTATTGGCAAACGTTAGAAACGGAATATCAAGTGATGTTGTGAGAATTGCGTGGTGGGGTGATACAAGTGCAAGTGGTGATCACTCAACTTGTTATGACCAAACTGATGGTTGGTGGAAACTATTAAAAGCGGATTCAGTAATTAACAATAGAAAAACGGCAATTGCAGACGGTGCATTAACTGATGATGCGTGTTTAGATGCGTTACGTGGTTTATACAACGATGCACCAAGTGCATTACACGGTGTGCCAAATAACGAAAAGGCGTTTTATGTAACAAGATCAATTTATCAAGGTTATATGGGTAAATTAGAAGATTTAGGAAACGCAGAAGGTTTTTCTCAAATGGTTGATGGTAGTTTAAAATTATACTTTAGAGGTATTGAAGTAATACCAATGTATGATTGGGATACTGCAATTTCACAATTAAGTGTAAGTGATGATAATTGTGGTGTATTTACTGCAAAACAAAATTTAGCAGTTGGAACAGACACAAACGATTTTGAAGGTGAAATGAAAATGTTTTACGATGATTTAACTGAAAAAGTTTACGTAAGATCATACTTCAAGTTGGGTGTTCAGTTTTTACACGATTCATTGACACAAATAGGTTATTAATAAATAAAAAAGATTAGATATGGCAATTACATCAGGACATACGGTCGTTTGTTGCGACAGGAACAGACGAGGCGGTTTAAAAGCAATACATTTAGCAAATACGGATCAAATTGATGCGTTCACACCGGAAGATACGGGGTGTTTACACGCATATAATGCCGTTGCAATGGTAGACGCATCGGACATTTTCTACAAATGGGAATTTGATAGAGGGACTGCGGGTTTTACTGCAAGTGCAACACGTGAAAATGGTTCAACACTTATTGAAATTTCTTTGGAATTTTACATACCAAAGGTAACGTGTGAAGTTAATCACGATTTAATGGAACTTGTAACAAGTTGTGGTATTACTGCAATTGTTGAAACTTATGCGGACGATTGTGCATCACCGGCTGAAACATATAAATTTGTTTTAGGTTGGGACGAAATATTTGAAGAAACTGCATATATGGAGTTTACAAGTGGTGAGCAAACAACGGGTATTGCGTTACAAGACGCAAACGGAACGCAAATTACTTTGACAACACAACAAGGTGAATATCCAAGAGAATTTACGGGAACAATACCCGTAACTCCTTAATTAAATATTTGGTAAATGTTTTTTTAAGTTTACCCACAATTTGACGGGGGATATTCAATACGGATATCTCCCGTTTTTGTTTAAAAAATGTTGTATTTTTACAACAAATAAAAAATAATTTGATATGGCAAAGTATAAATTGAAAAAACCGGTAGCAAAGGCAACTTCATTTAGATATAATGGTGTTAAATATGTAACACGTAATGTTACACAAGAGCAGTTAAAACAGTTGTATAAAAATGGATATAGGCAAGTAACAGAATTGAAAGAACCTAAAAAACCGGTAAACGATGGCACGAAAGAAAACGACAACGCAAACGATTAAAAGCGTTGGTAAAAAGTTGGGGTTTACCAAATTTGATATTTTTAATATTGGTGTGCCCGAAAAAATACGTGAAAACGTAGATTTAAAAAATATTAGAACGCCATTTATACCATTTGGCGATGATAATTTGTTTCCGCAATTTTTAGCAGAAATAAAAAGGCAATCACCAACGCACCGTGCAATATTAGGGCAAAAGAAAATATTGTCAATTGGTAAACAATTTGCATCAGAAGATCCGTTTGTGCAAAGGTTTATTGATGACGTAAATACGGGCGATTCAATGCGTGAAGTTTACGGGCGTTTAATGGACGATTATTATTCGTTTGGTAACGCATATTTGCAAGTTGTTCAACACGATGCGGGTGTTAATTTATACCACATTGATGCAACTAAATGTCGTATTAGTAAAAACCAACAACACGTTTATATACACCCAAATTGGGCAAAATATAACAGTTCAAAAGAGGATACGGTTGTTGTGCCGGTTTACCCAAAGTTTGAAAAGAAAACCGCAATTATACATTTTAAAGATTATGAGCCAACTTTTAATTATTACGGTTTACCTGATTTTGTGGCCTCGTTAGAATGGTTGGCCATAGATTGGGAATTACAATCGTATAACCATAGTAAATTTAAAAACAATTTTACGCCAAGTGCCATTGTTGAAATTAATGGTGATATGGGCGAAGAAGAAGCCGAGCAATTAGTTAAAGACGCACAAAAGCGTTGGACGGGTAAGGGTAACAATAGTAAAATATTATTTTTAGTTAAAAACGGTGATACATCACCCGCAAATGTTACCGTATTAAGCGACAATAGTGATGGCTCATTTATGGAGTTGCAACGTTTAACAAGCCAAAATATTATTACATCGCACCGTTGGCAACCGGCAATGAGTGGTATTGTTAGTGCGGGTAAAATGAGCAACACGGGTAATGAAATACGTATTGCGTGGGAGATGGTTATGGGCACAATTATTAAAGACGTAGAAGAATTGTTGTTTAATAAAATACAACAAGTGTTAAAGGAACAAACCAACTTAAATATTGATGATTTTCAAATAGTATATGAGCCTCCGGTTAGTTTTATTAGTGATATTGTGCCAAACCAAGTTTTAACAATTAATGAACAACGTGAGTTATTAGGTTTTGAGGCAACTGAATATGGCGATCGTATGTTAGGTAAAAACGAAAAAACTGAATAAATATGGCAATAATAAATAATTACATTGGTTATGATCCTTTAATTACTGCAAGTCAGGTAATTGAATACGCATTTACAAACCAAAACACCGATACAACATTAATTAGCAATAATTTAATACAAATGTCCGAGTTGGCACATTTAAAATTGCCATTGGGTGATGAGTTTTATTTGCATTTAAAAGAAACTTATGACACCGGTGGAACGGGAACAACCGCAGAAGATAATTTTATGGCACAATGGTTAATACCAACGTTTGCGTGGTTTGTGCGTTTTGAGGTAATAAATGAAATACAAGACAATTCAACTTCAAGTGGTATTGTTAGTGCAATACCTGATTTTAGTAAAGTTGTAACGCCAAAAGAATTAAACGTATATAAACAAGATACATACAGACGTGGAAATGTTATGTTAAAACAGTTGGTGCAATTTTTAGATGATAACGCATCAGAATTTCCGGAATACAAAAACAATACGGACGTAGATAAAACGTGTGGACGTAGCACAAACAACGTTACAAAAGCACACGGAATGATAATATATTAATTATGCCATTACCAAAACCAAATAAGGACGAATCACGTGATAAATTTGTTTCACGTTGCATTGAGGATAATGTAACAACAAGTGAATTTCCAAACCTATCACAACGGGTTGCGGTTTGCATTAATTTATTTGAAGATAAAGACAAACCAAAAAACGAAATAGATTTTGATCACGAATATAATTTTACCAAAAAAGAAATGGAGGAATTGCACGAAAACGGTGTGTTGTATGTAACACAAACAGATGGCAAGGGAACGGAAATGGTAATTAAATTCACATATAAAAACAAATATAATGAGTAATTTACACAAAGATTTAAATGATTCACAATTGCACGTGCCAAAAGGGTTTACGGGTGCAAGTAACTCAACACGTTTAACGAAAAACGCATCGGGACAAATTGCGTGGGTTGATGATTCGGGTGGTGCATCAAAAGATTATTTACAACAAAGTTTTCGTGGTTGCGTGGAAACACCGGCTCCCAAAGCATCCAAATCAAAAGCACCGCCTCCAAGTTTTAGTAATTTATTTGCAAGGCAATTGGGTTGCAAGGAAATACGTTACTCAGATTTTTATCACGGAACGGATTTAGGCGTATCAACTTTCCCAATAACACCAATACCGACCGATGTTATATTAACTGCATCAGAAATAACAGTTGCAAAAGATAGCAACGTTGTTTTGTTTAGTGGTGGATTTAATGCGTTAGCAACGGGCGATGTGGCTTTACATATAGGCGTAACAACACCGGATTGCACACCAACCGATCCAAATAAAATTGAATTATTATGCACGGCAACCGTTACGGCCACAAAGGGTTACAATTGTTTTGAGGTTGCCGGTAGTTATGCAGTAACAAAGGGTGATATTTTAATACCGTTAATACAAACATCTACGGCAAATGCAATAACGTATCACGCACAAATATTAATAGAAAATTAAAATGGAAAAAATGTTAGAGATATGCAGTAGGGTTTGTCCGCAAACATTAGCAATAAACACAATGGCAATTGGATTATCTTTAACAGACGTTGAGGTTGCTTTAAAGTTATTATCATACTTTGTTGCCATAGTTTGGACAACTTTACGTGTGGCAAAAGAAATTAGAGATTGGAATAAAAATGGCAAAGCGTAATACAGTAACACACGTTGCAACACCTAAAAAAACCCGCAAAGGCATACACGCCAAAAGCAAAACATCACAATCAAAAACGTCTAAAAACTACAAAAAACGTTACAAGGGACAAGGCCGATAACCATTTATTGCGATAGTATTACAAGCGGTTTACCTAATATTGCAATATGGCAAAACCATATAAATATTTGGTTATACATTGCTCGGCAACTTATGAAGGCGTTGATATAAGGCCGGAAACCATAGTTAAATGGCACACGAGTAAAAGTGGGCGTGGTTGGTCACGTGCCGGTTATAGTGATATAATAACGTTAGATGGTGCATTGCATAACATACATTTTGCAAAAGGCACAAACCCGTATGATAATTTTATTGAAAGTTCTGAAATGACGTGGGGTGTTAGGGGACAAAATTCAGTATCCAAACACGTATGTTATATTGGTGGCGTTGATAAGGATAAAAACGCAAAAAACACAATGACACCGGAGCAAATAGAAACTTTAGAAATATACATTAAACACGAAATATTAAGACACCCCGATATACAAATTGCGGGACACAATCAATTTAGTGCAAAGGCCTGTCCGAGTTTTAATGTGCCCGATTTTGGTTGCCAAATAGGATTAAAAATGAAAAATATAAATTTTAAAAACGATAATTATGTTGAAAAATATATTAAATAAATTAGTTGGGATATTTACAAATATCCTTGATTTAGTAAATAACGTGTTTGCAGTATTTAAAAGCAAAAGGGCGTTAATGACAGTTGTGATCACAATTGCGTGGGTGGTGTTTGGTTATATAGGCATTAAAAATGGAACGGATATGGGTAATTTCTCCGCATATTTTGTTTCATTATCACCATTTGTGATTGGTTATATATACGGGGAAACTAAACGGCCAAGTGGTAAACAATGTGGTGAATGCAATAAATAAACTTTTTTTTTACTTTTTTACTGTTGTTTTATTTGCGGGTTGTTGTGCGTTAAAATCACCGTTAAAACGGTATGAGTGTAATAAAGAACGAGCAGAAGAAAAAATAATTGTTTTAACTAAAAAATTTCCGGAACTTATTCAAACACCGGATACAATAAGGTTAATGGAAACAATTACGATCCCAACTGTTCAAGTTGATACAACTTTTGTATTTAACACCGATTTTTTAACGCCCGACACGGTAATATTAGAACGTGAAAAAGTAAAAATAAAGTATATCCGCAAAGATAGTTTGGTTTATATAACTGCGGATTGCATTGGTGATACAATATATGTTGAAAAGGAAATACCGGTTGAAAAAATAGTAGTGCAAAAACCGCCATTAACAAAGTCACTTAACAATTGGTTGTGGACAATATTGTTATTGGTTGCCGGTTATTTTGGTTTGCGTGGTATAATTAAACGTTGGTTGTTTTGAAAAAGCAATACAAACAGTTTCGGCCACATTGGGAGGAAAGTTTACAACCTTTAATAACGCAATTACGCCAACACCCAAAACATATCCAAAAACATTATTTAGAGTTAATCGTAAAAAGTGCAAATGCGGGTAATGAAATAACACTTGATAAAAACAAACAAGGTGCAACACTAACAAGCAAACGGTCAAGCCGTATTAAAACAATTGATGATTTAATAAAGGAATGCAAAATTGATGTTGATGTTTGGGAGGTTGATAGGTATGTTGTAAACAAATGGGAAGTTGGCTCAAATGTAGATGGCCAAATAATTGTTGAGCCGTTGTTTCAAATTAAAGCGTGGTTAAAAAAGCACACAAACGTTTTTAACTTTAAAAAACTGCGTGATAATTTAATGCAAGAGGCAAAAAAGTTTGCACCACAATACAAGCCAATTAAATACGAAAAAATAGAACACGGCCAATTATTGGAGGTTAATATTTTTGACTTGCATTTCGGTAAATTATGTTGGGGATTGGAAACGGGGGACAACTACGATACTAAAATTGCCCGTAAACGGTTTTTAACGGCCATTTCCGCCATTATTACACGTTCAAAGGGTTACAACATTAAACGGGTTGTTTTTCCCGTTGGAAATGACTTTTTTAATTCAGACACAAGGCGTAACGAAACAAGTAATGGAACGTGGCAAGATGAAGACGTTAGGTGGCAAAAAACATTTAAGGCCGGTCGGGAACTATTAATTGATGGCATTGACTTATTATCACAAGTTGCACCGGTTGATGTTGTTGTGGTGCAAGGAAACCACGATTGGGAACGTAGTTTTTACGTTGGTGATGTTTTAGAGTGTTGGTATAATAACAATGATAATGTTAAGGTAAACAACCAACCAACACCACGTAAACATTACAAGTTTGGCAATTGCTTAATTAGTTACACGCACGGTAATAATGAAAAAGTGGCCGATTTACCATTGTTAGTTGCAACGGAAGAGCCAAGATTATGGGCACAAACACAATTTAGGGAAATACATATTGGCCATTTACACCATAAAAAGGAAATAAAATATATGTCTACGCAAGAACATAAAGGCGTAACGGTTAGGTATATGCGATCGTTAAGCGGGACAGATGCGTGGCACAATTTAAAGGGTTTTAAAGGTGCAGTTCAAGCGTGTGAGGCGTTTATTTGGTGCGAAAAAGAGGGGTTAATATGCCAATTTTCACACAATTTAATACGTTAGTTTACCCATATAAACACATTTTTTTTGCATATTTATTAAAAAATAGTTGCACACAATAAAAAATTGTTTTACTTTTACCACAAGTTTGATGCACAAAGCAACAAGCAAAACCAAAAAAACCGAAAAATGAATAATTTAAAACCAAACACCTCATTACAAATTGGAAACGTAATTGTAAGCATAGGAATTGAAACACATTTTGTTGCGTTAATATCACCGCAAACAAATAAATTTATCAAATTAGATAGAACAAAAACAAACCGCACATTAAAAAGAGTAAAACGTGAATTAAAAACGTGGTTAAATAGTGATGAAACATTTACGTTTGAATTTATGACGCCGGAACTAACCAATAAATTAATTGATATATTAAAAGGCAAAAAGCCAAATAAAAAGCAAGACAAAACAATTGAAGTTTTAGAAGAATTGCAAAGTGAGTTAAACACATTGGCGAGTGATTGGGAAGAAACACACAACGCACAAGATGCAAATTGGGTTGGCGTTAAGTTGCCAAACAAAATGTGGCGTATTGCAAAAAAATTAGGTTTACGCAAAGACGGTTACTACGGTTATTTACTTTTTTCTAAAAGTGTAAATAGTTGCGGGAGCGATTTTGCATACGAAATACAACAAATATGTGCAAAGTATGATGCACCGACATACACAAGTGAATACCAATTATAATTAATAAAATAATAACGGGCGGGTTGAGATACCCGCCTATTTTAAAACAAACTAAAATGGCAAAAAAAGGTAAATTAAAAACGGGAATGGTTGTATGGTATAAAGACAACACCGTTAATACAGAATGGAGCAACGGCATTGTAAGTGCCCAAATATTAGGGATTGATCCAACACGTGAGTTTTATATGATTTTAAACTTAACCGATGAATGTGTTAGTTACAAGGAAGACCGTGCACCATACGTTTATGAAATGTGTTGTGAGGATATTGACAAACATATATTGGATTGCGTTTCGCAAGTTGATGTAAAAGCGGTTTGGAAAGATATTTACAACGCACCAAATAAAGGTGTTTACCAAAGCAATATACACGGTAAACAATGGCAAAAACCAATAACAGTATAAACCAAAAAATTATTATTATGAATTATTTACATTATTTATATAACCGCATTAAATGTTACATTAATAACATTGGCCGTTATACAATTGAGCAAGAAATAGAATTACCAACCGGCATAACGTGTGTGCACACCAAAGACAATTGGCACAACACAATACGCATAACAGTTAAGTAAAATGGATCAGTTTGATATATTTGGCAATGTAGTGGTGAAGAACCCATTGTTGCGTGATAAGTTTTTAGAACCGCCATTTAGCGTATTAGATACAAAAAATGGTAGTTGGCAAAAACGTAAAAGAATGTGGAAAGCGTTAGGCATTAAAAGTGAGGTTGGCCGTGATGCAAAGTGTAATGCCGAGTTTGGCGGTGATTTGGATGAAAACGGTTTAAATAAATATGGCCGAAAACCAATGACGGGTGTTAGTATTTTTGATCCCGCATTGTGCGAGTTACTTTACCATTGGTATTGTCCCGAAGGCGGTGCAATACTTGACCCGTTTGCCGGTGGGAGTGTGCGTGGTATTATTGCAAATTATTTAGGGTTTAAATATACCGGCATTGATATTAGGCAAGAACAAATTGACAGTAACCGTGAACAAGCGTTAGACCTTTTAAAAGTAGATAACCAACCAAATTGGTATGTGGGCGATAGTGATGTTGTTTTAAATAACTTTAACGCCCAATTTGATTTTGTTTTTAGTTGTCCGCCATACGCAGATTTGGAAGTATATAGCGATTTGGAGGGTGATGTTTCAAATATGGATTATGATACATTTATGGTTGCATACAAAAGCATTATTAAAAAGGCGTGTGCGTTATTAAAGGTTGATGCGTATGCGTGTTTTGTGGTGGGTGATATACGTGATAAAAAAGGTTTTTATCGTGACTTTGTTAGCCATACCAAACAAGCATTTATTGATGCGGGTTGCCCATTGTATAATGAGGGGATATTATTGCAACCGTTAGGGACTGCAATGTTACGTGCCGGTAAAATATTTGAGGCCGGTAAAAAATTAACTAAAGTGCACGAAAACGTGTTAATATTTAAAAAAGTTTAATTATGGTAGTTGAACCGTTAGGAAATAATATTTATGTATTGCGTGATGATATGTTGGCCGGTGGCACAAAAAGTGTGTTAATGCCACACATTATTGGCGATGCAAACGAGTATGTTTATGCGACACCGGTTTACGGTGGTTTTCAAATTGCATTGGCAAGTTATTGTAAAAGCATTGGTAAAAAAGCAACAATATTTTGTGCCAAACGTAAGGTGCAACACGTAAACACATTGCGTTGTATTGAGTTAGGTGCAAAGGTTATTGAAGTGGCACACGGTTATTTAAGTGTGGTGGAAAAACGTGCACGTGATTATTGCAATGCAAGTGGTGCAACCAAAATTAATTGGGGTGCAAAAACAGATCGCAATCGTGTTTTATTGGCACAACGTATGATGCACGTGGAAAAAATAATGGAGTTTAAATTTGATGAAGTATGGTGTGCCGTTGGGAGTGGTTTATTGGCCGAAAGTATTGTTATGGGCACAACAAGTGCAAACGTGTATGGTGTGCAAGTTGGAGCAGAATATAAGGGCACAAATTTCACAAACACATATTACAGATTTAAAAATGAAAGTTTAGATATCAACACGTTTAACAAAATTCAACGTTTAAACATTTTAAAATACCATAAAACATTTGATAAGGTTAGTAAATACAAAGCACCGTTTCCATCAATGCCAAATTATGATTTAAAGGCGTTTGAGTATTGTATGGTGCATCAGGAAAACAAAAACCCAAAAACAAAAGTTCTATTTTGGAACGTATTATAAATTTAAAACAAACAATTATTATGGAAAAAACATTCGAGTTTAAAAACAAAAAACAAGTGCAAAGCCGGTTTGGCGGAATAATGTATTATTTATTTTTTACAGACGGTGAGCGGAGTTATAAATGTTGTGTTGATACAACGTTTCGCAATTGGGCACAATGGCAAAAATGTGTTAGCAATATAAAGCGTGGCGATCTTGTAAAGGGTTTGCGTGTAAAAGCCAAAGGCCTTATTGATGCAGATAGCCGACCACGTTATGCGGGTAATGCCTTAAATGCTACAAATTAATTGCACACAATACAAATATTTATTACATTTACACTTTAAAACAAACATACTATTATGGAAAAAAAACACGAGGTTGAAAAAACCACAAACCAAAAAACTAACCGTGAAAGGTTAAAGGAGTTATTTGTTCATTATGAATTAAATAAAGAGGATATATTTAAGCACAAAACGTTTGGTTTTGTTATTGTAACACGCACCGGCATTGAAAAAATAATGGCAAAAGACGGGTTGCAACTTAAATACGAAATTGTTACGTGTGAGCGTGACTTTTGTGCCGTTAAATGTATTGCCACATCACCGGCCAACGTTTACATTGAAACGTATGCAACCGCACAACCTAAAAATTGTCAATCAACTTATTATTTAGAAATGGCCGAAAAACGTTCAAAAGCACGTGCCGTTTTGCAAATTACAAATTTTTATAGTTTGGGAGTTTATAGTGAAGTTGAGGCCGATGATTTTAAACGTAATGGTAATGAAGAAACACCGGAGGAAGTTATTAAAGACATTAAAAATTAAAATTATGATTAAAACACTTATTATTATTGCCATTGTTTTTGGCACATTCTTTTTGGCCTTGATGGGTTATATGGCGGGTTTTATTAGAGCAACCCGTTTGTTTAGTTACAAAAACGCAGAACGCACAAAGTTTGAAAAAAACCTAATTAATAAATTAGTAAAAGACGATCCAAATATTGATGCAAATTTTAAAAGTATTTATTTAAAACACGAGGAGGGTGTTATTGATAATAAATACAAAGAACGTATGCAGTTTTTAAAAGATATACAAGACGGCAAGTTAGATGATTTAAATAAATATGTATTAGGTGAAAAGCAAACACCAAAAGCAAAACCAAAAGCCAAAGCAAAAAAGAAACCAAAAGCAAAAAAGAAAAAATAAATGTCTGATTGGTTAGATGAAATATTAGACGGTGAGCCGGAAGATCCAATAGTAAGTGAAACAAACGCATTTGGTTATATGGCATTTGTTGAGAGTATGGTTATGGGTAGTATTATGGACGGCAACGATCAAAGTATTACAATTGAAAAGTTAAACACAATGCGTAAAAGTGAAATGGACGCATTACTTGCGTGGTGCAAGGAAAACCAAAACCACAAGGATTGCCGTGAGCAATTTAAAGATATGTGCCGTAAAGGCGTTTTTAATAATAACAGTAAAAAATAATTTATGGAAAATGATAATAATTTTAAAGCAACGTTACGTTTTTACGGGATAAGTAAACGGGAGTTGGGAACTAAATTGGGTTTATCCCAACCCACGATTAAAACGTATTGTGAAAACCCAACAAAATTTAGGTTAGAGCATTTAAAAACAATTTGCAAATTAACCGACAAAGAGTTAAACGAAATTGAAAATATTGTAAATGGGAAACAAAAGGGCAACAAGTAAAAAACCGTTTGCACAATTAAGTGAAAAAGAAAAAGATGAAATTCTAAATTGGATTATTGTAAGTGGAAATGCAATAAGTAAAGCGAGTTTACATTTTAATTTAACCGTGCCAACAATTAACAAAATATTTGAAACACGGTATAATATAGAAAACAAAGTAATAACAAATAAAAACGAAGAAAATTATGGATAATAAAACATTTATTAATGGCGTATTTATACGTGAAAAGCAATTTGATAACGGTGGCTCAATTATTAAAATAGAAATACCAAACGTAAGTGAGTTTGCCGACCAACTTATTAAACACGCAAACAGTAACGGGAAAGTTACATTGGATTTGAAAGAACGTATGAACAAGGCCGACAATGGCCTAACGCATTATTTACAATTAAATACATTTGTGCCAAAAGAACAACCGGCACAACAAGCACCACAAAGCCAACAAGGGTTTGGCGAAAGCCAAAGTGGTGATGGTTTACCATTTTAATATGACAATTAAAGAAATAAAACAACAGACAACGGCACATAATTTAACAATTAAAAAGTTAGAGAAAATGTATCCCGATGTAAATATGTATATTCAAAATTATAATGAATATGTTAGTTACAAATTAAAACCAATATACCAATTAGAATACGATCGATTTATGAAGTATTATTTAGGTATGTTAAAAGCCAAATAACCAATGGAAAATAAAAACAAACGCCAATTTTTAGGAATATGGATACCACGTGCCATTTACCTAAACAAAGATTTAACGTGGACGGAAAAAATATTATTAGTTGAAATACATAGTTTAGACAACGAAAAAGGTTGTTTCGCATCTAATGATTATTTTGCCGAGTTTTTAGCGGTAACCACAACAACCATTTCAACAAGCATTTCACGTTTAAAACAAATGGGGTTAGTTAAGCAAATATCCTTTGATGGTCGCACCCGAGTTTTAAAGGCAGACTCAAAGAAATTTAAAAGTATGGGTTTAAAAAAAGATAAAAGCAGAGTTAAAGAAAAATTAAAGGATAATAAAACAAAGAACATAACAGAGAATAAAACACTTAAAAAGAATATTATTAATAAGGTTTTAAATGATGAAAATTTAGGTATTAACGAAAAAAAGAAAATTAATGATATTACAAGTGGTGCGGTTTGTATTAATGTTGAGGATCTTAAAAACGAATCAATTTGGTTGGAACATTGTGCCCGTTACTTGCAATTGAGTTTGCATTGGGTAAACACCTTGTTAAAACAATTTATTGATGAGCAACAATTAAAAGATGATGCGTTTAAAAGTATAAAAGAAACAAAGTCGCATTTTCTTAATTGGGCAAAAATAGAAGTTGCAAAAAACCGCAAGTTTGGAAATGACCAATGGGGAAGGCAAACACCACAACATATTAAACCGCCAAAACCAAAAAAAGAATTTGTAAAACCGGAAATTAGTGATGCAGAAAAAAAGCGTTTACACAATAAGTTTTTACAAGACCAATTATTAAAACCATACCAACGATTTATTGAAACGGGACAATTTGGTCAAATACAAAATTTTGGTGGCATTGTTTACAAGGAATTGGAAAAACAAAAATTGTTATTTAATGATGCAAAGGTTATTAATGAAATTAAAAAACAAATTGCACAAAAAAAAGAACAAAAGAAAAATGGGCGTGGCCGTTTGCGTAACGCATTACAAGCCACAATGGGTGTTGATGATAATAAAGTAAATTTAGAAATTGAATTAATAAAACTAACGTTGAAAGATTTAGCAGAAAAAAAAGTAGATTTGGAAAGCATTGTAATAATATAATATGGCACAAAGGGAGTTACACGTTCAAATTGCAGTTGTTAAGTGGATTAAATTAAATTTTCCGGAAATGCTATATTGTGCAAGTGCCGGTGGTATGCGGACAACGTTAAGTGTTGCCAAAAAAATGAAGGCAAGTGGGTATGTTAAAGGTGTGCCGGACTTGCAACTTATGCACCCAACAAACAACCACAACGGTATGTTTATTGAGTTAAAGGCAGACAAAAAAAGTTATGCAACCAAAGAGCAAAAGGTTTGGATTGAAAAGTTAAACCAACGTGGTTATTATGCCGTAATTTGTAAGGGGTTTGATGAAGCAATTGAACAAATAACCGCATATTTAAACGAAGAAGTTTAGTATTTAAAGGGATTAATTGGTGAAAGTCACGCACGTAAACGCCCTATTAGTAACCAATTTTCCCCTTTTTTTAACCTGATAACTAAAATAAATTTGCATTTTATGCAAAAAAGTTTGGTGAGTTAGAAATTTATCCGATCTTTGTTTTGTTGTTAGCGGGGAGATATATTTGGCAACTAACCCGACCGACTGAGGAAAGAGCACCAAAGCAATTTCAAACCGCAAAACAACAACCGGCAATTTTGCCAAAAACCAAAAAAACCAATAAAATGAAAAAAGTTTCAGTATTTAATGCATCAAATTTAGATTCATCAGTTTACCCAAAAGCAAGTTTAAAGCAATTAGAAGCAAAATTAATTACACTTGATTTACCAATACATACATACGAGTTAATGCTATTATGTGAAAATTTAGCAACGGAAACAGATTTTGCAAACGATAGTAAAACCGGTGATAAGGTATTTTTTAAAAACGAGGAAAAAGAAATAATTTTAGACCCAAAAACATTTGGTGCATTTGGCCACGCAATAAAGGCAATGACATTAATTGTAAAAATTTCACAAGTTTTTGAAGTGGTTATTGACACAATTAAAGATAAACCCAAATTAAAACTTATAACCAATGCAATTGAATTACAATACAGTTACGAACACACAAGTAGTGGACGAAATGGTTGTAGTGCATATTTTTACCAAAGGCCAATTTTAAATTTGGCAAGTGGTTTAACAAAAAATGCGTGGACTGATGGCAAATAAGTTTAAACAATACGACAAGCAATTTTGGGTTACACACGACAATTGTTACCCAACTATTGAAACCACAATTAATATTGGTGGTGCGGAATACGAGTTAATGTATTATTACGAAAATGATATTATTGAAATTGCACAATTTTGTGATTGGCACGGGGACGCAAAACGTTACATTGATACAAGTAAATTTGGATCGTTTGCAGAAACAAGGGATACCGAATATTTTACAGACAATTGGGATTACGCAACGGAAAGTGTTTACCAAACTTATTACACACAACCGTTAGATGAATACATTGAGCAATGCGGTTTAGATGAAATAAATGATTTCGTTAATGAAATGTTAAATGAACACGGCACACATATTATTAACCGCAGTTTAATAAATAGGTTTAAACGTAAGTGGCAACAAATAAAATATTATTTTAGAAACCCAAAAGAATTAATAAAATGAATAATACAAGTTTTAATACGGATTGCAGTAGGCACGAAAACGCAAACGTTGATGTGCAATTAAATGGCCTTGAAAAGTTTTTAAGGTTAAACAAAACCAAATGGAAAGATTGGGAGGTGGATACAATAACACCATATTTTGCATTTGATTGGGAGTTTTATATTGAAATGCGATCGTGGGGTGTAAAAAGTTTTGGTGTGTATGCAACTAACGTAACACGGTTTGAGGTGTTAATTGAATATTATGTTGGTGGTGCATTTGATGATGAAACAAAAGAAATTGAATTTGACTT